AAGAAATTGCTTCTGATCTACCAGCATCACTTGCTGCTGACACTGCTTTAATTTGAGAACCATTTTTGAGTCGGAGTGCTAATTTATTTTTTTCAACAAAACCAATTTTAAGCCATGATGGTAATTCATCATACATAAATTTTACCTTTGTTACCAAGTTTTTAGCTGTGTCTTGCTTAGTTGCAATTACAAGTACGTTTGTGTCTCTACTAAATAACATTTTATGTAGAGATTTTCCTGCAGCTAATGTTGAAATACCTAACTGTCTAGACTTTAAAATAATATTTCTATCATTTTTATCTAAAATGTGTAAAGTTTTTTCTTGGAAAGGATACAGATTAAAGTTAATTCTACCCCTAGTTGGGTGTTGTATCATGCAATATTTCTTCATGAAATATACAGGATCTTGAGCACATTTAATGTACTCTTGTTTTATAATCTGTTTTATGTTTTGTTGTGCCATACTATATGATATACATATATTATAAAGAAGCTAGAGTGTCTTTTATTTGTTTTATGCGATCTTCTGTAGAACCTTGTAAATGAGCTAACTTTTTAATTGATGGTTTATGCGTATTAATAATAGATTTAATTTTTATATCTATAGAATTTCTATAATGAGCGTCTGTTGTTCTAACACCATTGTCTTCAATTTCTACTCCTTTAGGACTTACATAAAATATAACATCATAATCTTTAATTAAATTCCACAACATGTTATTTAATTGATCTTTTTCATATGTTTCCATAGATTTAGACAGTCTACTAAAAGCCATAACATCAATAACTGTTCTGTCTGTTATAATATTTTCTTGCATTAATTCAGCTGCTCGTTCAGCTGAAAACACAATTTGTCCTTTTAAAGTACTGTCTGTGTTTAAAGGTATACCCATATCTCTAAGATATTTAGAACGTTCTGTTCTAAAAGTATAATCTTTAAATTCAGGTAAGTCTTTTAAGGCATTAACAAGTGTTGTTTTACCAACACTCATTGTACCACATAATCCTATTCTCATATTATAATCTTGCTGTTCCCTTTAATGAAGGATTTTTATACCAAGGTAGACCTGCTCGTTCTTTCCTCATTTCTTTCCAATCATCTATTGTACATTCAAATCCATGTAAATAGTATTCTTTGATCTTTTGTTCTTTATTAATTAAAGCTGGACCATCCCAATTGTGTAGTTTAGTAACTCCATCTATTGTAATAACATATGCTACTGTGCCGTCCTCTGGTTTAACTAATTTTCTTGCTTCTGCAAATACATTTTTTGCCATATCTTAATTATTTAAAATTGATTCAGCAACATAAGTTCCTTGTGCTCCTGATACCGTAATTCCACGTGCTGATAATGCATCACCTACAAAATGTACTTCAGGAAACCTAGTTAATGATAAATTATCATAATCAACTAACGGTTCAGGTGACAAATATTTTACTTCAGGCATATAAACACCCCAATCACTTCCTAATGTCGGAAATACGCGTTTCATATCTTCAATAAAATCTTCAATGTGTAAAGCATACTCACCAATTGCATCGTATAAAATGTCCATACTGTTTACAACATGGCATTTAACATAATCGCCTTCTGATGTTTTAGACGGTACTCTACTACTTGGGGAGTAAAATGTTCCTACACCATCATGTTGTAATTTTTCTACTGCTGCTCTTGACCAATCAAATGGTGTGTCTATACCTTTGATTTCCATTAAAATACCAAAGTTAGTCATATCATTTCTAAATGATGGGTCTTTTTTAGCATGGCCATTGTAACTTACATCTCCGTAAGTGTGTTCAGCTGCAACGTAAGCTGCATTGTTGTTTGTACAGAATGAACGTAATGATACACCTTTGTCTTCAAATTTCTGATATAATTTAAAATCGTAACTTACATCAATTAATTTTTGAAAGTGTTTTTGAGGTGCTTCAAAACGTACTCCAATTTGTACTGACTTTGGTTCTGTAGGTAAGTCATATTGTTCAGCTAATTGTTTACCAAAATCAATTCCTGATTTACCAACACCAAATATTAATTTATCATATTTTAGTGATGTAGTGTTTACCCAACGTAAAT